TTATAGCCAGAGGTTGCCTTGTGAGGCTTTAGCTGTTGCTCGTGAAGGATGGGGCGGGGCGGGGTTCACTCTGCCCGGACACATAATGATGTCCGTCACCGTCTCAAGGGATTTGAAGGTGCAGCCGCAGTTAATGTTCTGGCACTGGTTGTATCTTTCCTTTGTGTTTTCGGAAAGCTGGACGCTGCTACGGGTATGAGCGGCGTGTAAGCACATCGGGCAGTTCATCATTTCGGATTTGTCCTGTAGCGTTTTTTGCGAATGTTAACCTTAAATAATCCATATGGGTAATTTATTTTGCTATTGCATGCTTGAATCGTCGATTTTCACTTCTAAATCCAGGCTCGTCGTATAGCCACTGTCCGCGCTGAGGCTGTGCGTAAGCGTCGTTACAATCCATTCGCCCGCGTCTATCTGCTGCTTGAAGCCGCTCACCTTTACCGGCATTTCGGTGTAGAGATCTGCCCGGCCGCGAGCCAGCTGTATAGAAAACGACGCAACCCCGCGCTGCAGGCGCTCCCAGCGCATTTTGGCCGCGCGCTCTGCATTGGCCCGGTTTGCATAGGTACGGCTCAGCACCAGTACGTTTTCATCCGTTCCGATCAGGTAATCGCCCTGTTTGGCTTCTGGCTCTTTTTTCTTTGTCGTCTTTTTCCGCCTGCGCTTTACTTTCGCCACCGGTTTTTTTGTCGGTTCGCGGGTATGCAGCCAGCTGGCAATCACGCCGGTGTAGGCGTCGCGGTCAGCCATGGTAAAGCGGTGGCTGTCGCCGTCCTTGCGTTGAATGGTGATCACCGGCAGCGCCTTACCGCTGGCCGTTTTTCCCTGCCCCTGACGTATGAACAGCAGATTGCCGTTTTTGATTGAGGCTATCGCGCCCGACTGTTTCGCCAGGCGCATCAGAAAGCTGGCGTCTGACTCGTTGGTCTGGTCAAGGTGATCTACGGCCATCTTCGCCACATCATCACCCAGGGCGATCTTCAGTTTGTGGCGGCCTGCAATGTCTTTCACGATGTCGCCCACGGTTGTCTGGTGCCATGATTTTTCACGCTTAGTATTGAGTGTCTGCCTGAAGTCGGCGCTGCGGGCGCGCAGGGTCAGCCGGTCAGGCGTGCCGGAGTGCTCCATCTCATCCACGATAAAGGTGCCTTTCGGAAAAAGCGCCTCACCCTGCCAGCCGAGCGCGAGCGACAGAGAGACGCCCCGGCGAGGCAGCAGCAGCTGGCAGTCTGCATCGTCCAGCTCGATGTCCAGCTGGTCAGCCTCAAACCCCCGGTTATCCGTGAGCGTCAGGCTCATAAGCCGCTTTTCAATCTTCTGCGTGATGTCTGCGCCCTCAAGCGTCAGCCTGAAAGAAGGGGAATTTGCCTGCCCGTTTATCCATTGCGTGGCGTTCATGAAAGCAGCCCTCCCATCATGCTGGTAACTTTACCCGCGGCGTCCGTCGCCGCGCCCTTCATGGCTGAGAGCTGATCGCTCAGACTGCCAAACATTTCGCCCAGCGTTTCGTCGGTGCGCTTCAGGGTGAGCGTGAACTCAATGCGCCTGCAGACGCCACTGCTGAAAAACTCCGCTTTGGTCTGGCTCAGGCTCTCGATCACAAACATGCCGTAAATGGTGCCGCTTCCTTCTATCAGCGGCCACGCGCGCCCCAGCTCGGCTATCTGCTCCAGCGCCAGCAGTGACAGCCTGCCGCCGGTAATTTCCGGCAGCAGAACGCCCGAAAGCGTCAGCGTTTCATTATCCGGCCCCAAAAACTGGAGGGACGAGCGCACGCCAACGCGGCTGTTTGACGGAAACCGCCAGCTGCGCTGGATCTGCAGTTCCTGATAAGGGACCGTCTGCAGCATGAAAACGAACATCCCCAGCGTCATCATCATTATTCAATTCCTTCTCTGTCGTGGTAGCTGCTGCGGGCGCGGGCCTTCGCCTGTCGCTCTTTTGCCTCAAGTCTGCGCATAACCTCGTCCGCTACGTCCTGCGCGCTCTGCCCTGGCTGCTGCATGATGGTGATAGGGGCATGAATGGTCACGGGCGATACACTGCCCACCGGTTGCGGTCGTGCCGCTTCCTGTCGGTATGCCTGCGCGGGCTGGCTCATCGGATGTAGCGGACGCGCAGCCGCTGGCGTTGCAGCCATGCCCATCGCCAGCGCGGCAGAGGCGGCCAGCGCGGCAGTGCGGCGGCGGCTGGTTATGTTGGCCGGGCCGTTCACAATTTCCGGCCCGTTTTCCCCGACGATGCCGAACTGCCCGGACGGAATATGCCCGCCAGTGTCGTACATCCTCGGAAATGCCGGGAAGCCGCCCGGCGGCAGCGCCACTTTCCCGTCTGCCGTGACCTGCGCCGGGCGTGGTCGTGCTGCCTGCGCCGGTGCGCCTGGCTTGTCGTTGCCGGGCTTTAGAAAGTCCGGCAGGTAATCAGTCAGCGAGGACAGCTTGCTTTTAAGCGCATCCCATTTCTGGCTGATGCCTGCCAGCAGGCCATCAATCATCTGCGAGCCAGCTTCCTGAAAGCGCGCGGGCAGCGCCTTCACGTCGGCCACGATTTCATCCCATTTGGTGCTGATGTAGGTGCGGATGGCCGTCCATACATTGCTGACTTTGGTGCTGATGCCATCCCACAGCGCGGCAAATTTCGGCCCCAGCGTGTCCCAGTTCTGCCAGATATATATGGCCGCCATAGCAATCAGCCCGACCACGGCCAGAATGGGGTTCGCCATCATCAGCCGCCCCAGCCACAGCACGCTGTTACCGACTACGCCAATTGCCTTACGCATGAGGCCAAACGAGGTAAATGCCTGAAGGCCCGTCTTGTTCATAACCATACGCATTACCAGCATTGGTCCTAAGATGGCCGCCAGCGCAAGCAATATGCTCCCTATAGCTACTGTCGCTATCGCAAAACCTGCCGCCATCTTGAACAAGGCCGCCGTCAGTTGTGGGTGCTGTTTCACAAAGCTGCCGAGCGCGCTGGCAAGATTGCCCAGCCAGTCGGCCAGCTGTTTAAGCACTGGCGCGACCGTCTCACCAATTGCAGCCATTGCATTAGTAAACGAGCCGCTCGCCGCATCCCAGCGGTTTGACAGCGTCTTTAACGAGGCGTCAACGCGCTCGCGCAGGGTCGCCTGATTGTCGAGCTTCGCAGCGGTTTCCCGATAGCCCTCGATCCCCTTGCTGATCATGATATTCAGCGCCTGCAGGGTTTCAGCGTCATCACCAAACAGCGTATTTAAAACGGACTGGCGCTTGCTGTCGCTGGTGATTTTTTTCAGCTTCGCCAGCTGCGCATACAAATTTTCCAGCCCGGCAAACTGCCCCTTTTTGTTCTGGAAATTCAGCTTTATCCCTGTACCAGCCAGTACATCATTCGCGTCACCAATTTTTTTATTATTGAGCGTTGCCTGAAAAATCTTGCGGTAGGCGTTGCCCGCCGACTCGCCGGACATACTGGCCTGATCGGCCATAACCAGCAGTGGCGCAAAGGTTTTCGCAGCAGTGAGCCCTTTCTGGTGAATGATGTCCATGGCGCTGCCGATTTTGGAGAATCCCTGCAGCATGTTTCCCGAATCCACGCCCGCATAAAATCCCTTCTGAATGATGTCGGTGAGCGCCATCATGTCCTTTTCGCTGGTCTGCGTGGCGTCCTGCAGCTTCGCCGCAAACTCCGCCGCGTCGGTCGGGGCCATCTGCAGCTGCACGCCGAGATAGGCCGTAGCCTCACCCTGCGCGCTCATGCCCTGGCGGCGAAGCATGGTCATCATGTTCTGAAAGTCCGCCGTGGTGCCGGGCAGCTTGTCGCCCAGGCTCACCGCCAGCCTGTTGATTTTTTCATACTCCGGCAGCACCTTAGCGCCCGGCCCCATCATGGAGGCGGCCAGCTGCGTCGCGGCGTTCTCCGAATCCGCATAGGCGCGCACCGGGGCCATCAGGGTCGCGCCAGTGGCAACGCCGGTTGCCACCATGCCCGCGCCGTTACCGGCCAGCTTATTGCGCGTCTCGGTCAGCTTTTCATGCCGTGCCTGGATGTCGCGTATCTTCTGCTGGCGCTCGCCGAGCCTGCGCAGCTCTGCCTGCTGGCGCTCGATGGCCCCGGTTGCCGCCTGCGCGTCCGTTTTTAGCCGGCGCTGCGCCTCGCTCAGCTGTTTTGTATCAATGCCCGCCGCGTTCAGCGCCTCACGCTGGCGCTGCACCGACAGGCGCAGGCCGTTGTAGGTCTGCTGCAGCTGGCTGGCGCGGTTCTTTGCCTGCTCAAGCAGTCTGGCCTGCTGCGCAGTGGGCCTGTTCGTTTCGGTAAACTGCACGGCAAGGCGCGCCGCTTCCTCGCGGGCGGCCTTCAGGTTGTTGGCGGTAACGGCAAGCTGTGAGCGGGTTTTGCGGAAACCGTCAATGCGGCCCGCCTGCTCGTTAAGGGATTTCAGGCCGTCTTTGCTGGCCTTCAGCGCGGCCGACAGCTCCTTAGAGCCGTCGCGCGCGCTGCGAAAGGGGCGCGTGATTTTATCCACCGCGCTTAATACCACCTGCAGCCGCAGGTTTGTGTCACTCATCGTCACCGGCTCCGCTACGCTGCATCGCTTTATGCCGCCACTCAAGCACGTCCGTCAGAGACTCCGCGTACATCACCGGCGGCGGCCAGTGAAAAACGGTAGCGATGTCCGCTACCAGATCTTCTACCGTCAGGCTGTCGGGAAAGCTGACAGCGCCGACTTCGGCAACAAAAAAGTGATCACCTCGACCGACAGGGACAGCAGATCGGCGGGGTCCATTTCGTTAATTTCCTGCACGGTCAGCGCCGGGTTCGTGACGCGCGGCAGCACGGCCATCATCGCGTTCACGTCCATATCCATCAGCGCCTGCAGGCGGATGCCGCGCAGCGCCCCGGCCTGCGGTTTGCGCACCGTCACGCTGGTAACTTCGGTTTTGCCGCGCAGAATGGGGGTGTCCAGCTCAACAGCTTTTTCGGTAGTTTTGTCGGTCATGGTTATTTTCCGTTTATACGTTTCAGAGCGGCAGGGCTGCCCCTGCCGGGTTTATCAGAGGCCGAGCGCGTTACGGTGCGCTTCCATCAGGTCGGTGCCGTCCACGATGTGGATCATGTTCACGAGGTCAATCTCGTAAACCACTTCGTTGTTAATGGTCAGCCTGGCGTAGCTGTTGGTCGCGGACACCTTGGTGGTGCTGGACTCGCCGGTCTTCCACTCGCCGGAATCCAGCTCCTTATAGCGGCCACGCGTGACCAGCTCGACCGCCTGAATTTCGGCGGTGTCGTCACGCTGGATAGAGCCGGTAAAGCGCAGCTGCACGCCGTCCACGGTGGCGGTGCCCAGCTGCTTGAACAGCAGCGCCTCGGTGCCGCCTACAGTGAATTCCGTATCCAGCGCGCCGTCGTCCAGGCCCATGTCGATGTCTACTGCACCGGCCATGCCGCCGCCGCGGTACTTCTCAAACTTGCGGGTGACTTTTGGCAGGGTGATGGACTCAACCAGCCCCTGCCAGTTGTTGCCTGCGTTAAACACGTTCAGGTGCTTGAGCTTGCGGGGTAATGCCATGTTTCAGTCTCCTTATGCGCTCACGCGGCTGCTGAAATCGACCAGGTACTGGTCGGTGATGCGCTGGCGCAGCAGCAGGTTTTCCAGCGGTGGCACCGGCGTGTAGTCGTAGTCGATGGTCAGCTTGCCCGCCTTCAGCGTGTCTTTGTCGTTCACGCTTTCATCCAGCCAGCAGTCCGCCCCGATGAGGTAGCCCTGATTCACCAGGCTGCGCAGCTTCGCGCGGATGCTCTCGATGATGTCGCGGGCCAGCGACGGGTTCAGCGGGCCGTCAACGGACCACATCTGCGCCTCGGCCATGGTGTCCATCAGCACCTGCGCGGTGCGGGTGTAACACTCAAACGGAAACAGCGCGTCGTCGCTCAGGCAGCGGGAACCCCAGAAGCGGAAGCCGTCTTTGCGGATCAGGGTGGTGACGTCGTTCTGGTTCAGCAGGCCCGCGTCCGTTGCCGGATCCTGCAGGTCCCAGAAGACGTCTTTGGAAATGCCGGTGACGCCGTTCACCCCGACGTTTGACAGGGACTTGTGCCAGCCTGTCTGCTCGTCGATTTTGGCGCGCAGGCCGAGCGCGCGGGCGGTGGCGTAGGCCGTCGCGTCCGCTTTCAGCACGGTGTCAAAGTTGATGAAGTCAGGCCAGATAAGCATCCCTTCGCGCTGGCTGAAGTTGGCGCGGTAGGCAATGGCCTCTTCTACGCTTTTGCAGCCGTAGGCCGACAGGTAGGCAAAGCCGCGCAGGCTCTGCGCCACGCTCAGCAGCTCGGTGGCAACGGCCTGCGTGTCATGTCCCGGCACGCCGAGAATGCGCGGTTTGACGCCACAGACGGCCTGTGCGGCCAGTAGCGCCTTCATGCCGGTGCGCTGGCCGTCGGTCACGCCGCCGATAATGTTCGCGGTGGTTTCCGCCTCGGTTTCGCCCTGCGGCACGCGCACAACGACGGTAACGGGTTTGGACTGGTCGGCGATGGCGTCCAGCGAACGGGCCAGCGTGCCGGATTCGCCCGCCTTGCCGCTGGCAGTGAGCACGTCGGTCAGCAGCACCGGGCGGTTGAGCGGAAAGGTTGCCGCGTCGGCGTCGTCGCCGGTACAGACCAGGCCGACGATTGCCGTGCTGACGGTGGTGATAGTTCGGGTGCCCTCGTTGATTTCCTCAACGCGCACGCCGTGGTGATAATCCTGAGCCATGTGGCGGTTCTCCTGTAAAGGGGTTCCGCTATGGTGAAAGGTGGCGGGCGCGGGCGCATCCTGCGGGCATTGTGCAGGGAATGGCACAAAGCAAACAGGCCCGAAAGGGCCCGTGTTTTACTCCGGCATTTGTGGCCAGACAATATCTGATGGCGCTGAGGTATCGACGCGGCTCAGCTGCACCCGATAAACTTTCCACTGACTCAACAGCGCTTTCTCACTCTCTGTTGCAATATCCTCGTCTTCAGCATCCTGCAACGGCTGAATAATGTAATCAGCATCTGCCCTGAGAGCATTTTTTTTATCTTCCGTCTGTACGATTAGCTCCTGCTCCGTTAGCGCGGGCGGGTCTGAAAGCCGGGGTTTTCCGGTTGCCGTAGCGGTAATGATTTTTCCTGCCGCCTGCCCGTCGCACAGCTTTTGCCAGGCATCATCGGTGATACTGACCACGTCCTCCGGCATATCGTTGCCGTGAATTTCTGATGAATAGAACCCACCGGTCGTTGCACTGTAAAACTTCGCCATGTTTACCCCTTAAAACCCAATTGCCAGCCACTGGCTGCCCGTGGTGCCCTGCGTGAATGTTGTGCCGTTCAATGTCACCGCCCGGATTCCGACGCCCGTCAAGGAGAAGTTAGTCGGCCCGAATACGGTAAAGTTAGAGGAACTCCATGAAGCGGTATTGCTATCCCCGGCCCACACTCTGATCAAGGCAGCTGGAAACGCTATGGGGAAGGTAGCCTGCCCAGCCCCGTTAGACATGCTTATAATCCCCCATTGAATAATCAGCCCGCCGGGTACGTCCGGGATGCGGATGTAGTCATTAGCTGCAAAGGAACGCTTGCGAAACAAACTCATAACCGCGTCAACGGTAGGTAAATTTACCCCGCCCGCTATCATGTCGGCTGCCGCTGCCGCAACCCCGCGCTTTGCGGCTTCGCCTAAACCGAGGTTTTTGAGAACGTCCGGCAGCAAACCGGCATCAGCCATTTCCTTCAGGGCGTTTTTAATTAACGGATACTGATTATGCGGATTAGCAGCTGCTACATGGTCTGCCAGTAGCTGGTCCGCGTACTGCCTGACCGTCAGAATGTTGTCATCGACATACTTACGGGTAGCCAGCACCACGGACGGGTCAATCTTCAGGGTGATGGCGTCGGTGCTGTTTACGATGATGAGCATCCGCACGGTCTGCGTGCGTCCGCTGCCTTCCTGCAGGGCGGGCTTGTAGGTTTCTGGCGTATTGCAGACCGCTATCAGCGTTCCGTCTGCATCAAACAGGCCCATTTCCCGGATCCAGAATCCGCCTTCCGTTTCAGGGATCACCTGTTCGGCTATCACCTGGCTGGCGTTGGCCGGATCGATGCTCAGCGTGTTGATGGCTGCCCGGCGCACCTCGTTTACCAGCTTTGTCTGGCTGGCGTTCGGAGTGGGCAGCGTGCCGCCGCCGTCGCCCACGGCCATCTGCGTGATGTTCAGCTTTGTGCCGAGCGCGGCGGCGTTGGCAATTTTGGCCGCGCCGAGATTGGTCACGATTGCATAAAATTTTTGTGTCATTGTCCCACTTCCATCAGGTCGATAACGTGAACCGCCGCGCCCGCATAAGTCGGGCCGCTGACGGAAAGAATTTCCGGGGTGTACGGGTAAATCGAGAGATCGTCACCGTCATAGCTCGCGGCGGCTATGCGCATTTCGCCGCTCACCTGCAGGTTGATGGACATGCCCAGCAGGTGACGGCTGCAGGGTTTGGCGTCACTGATGAGCCGCTCCAGCTCGTGATAGGTTTCTTCCGTAATGCCCTGGTCCTGCACGCCGATGTCCAGACGAAAAGTGCCGGGCGCTTCCCCGGTTTTCCACCACTCAATAACGCGGATCAGGAACCCGAACGGCTCCACCACGCGCCGGATGGCGCTGATGGTTCCCTTGTGCTGATGGATATAAAACGCATCGAGCACTACCTGCCGCTTGACGCTTTCCGCCCAGCCTTCGTCCCATCGGTCCACCGAAAACGCCCAGGCGAGATACGGCAGAAAGCTGACCGGGCAGGTTGCCGGGTTCCACAGGTCGCGCAGCGGTACGTTCAGACCGGTAATGCCGCTGCAGGCTTCCGCCAGGCGGCGCTCCAGCGCGGACGAGCCGGACGGCATCAGGCTGCTGTTGCTCATGTCAGCACCTCGTCAGCCGCCACCGAAATATCCGTGCCGGTGCAGTTGCCCGCTGCCGTGCGGTCCAGGATGATGTCCGCCGCCGGTTCGATCATCTCCACCCAGTCCACGCCGGGCACGCGCAGCACCGCCCCGTAGGACTCGCGGCGCACGCTGCGTCCCAGCTTTTTCTGCTCGGTGAGGTAAGCGACCAGCCGCGCGTTTGCCGCCTCAAGGCAGGGACCGGCCGCCACGCCATCAAACAGGTGCAGCTTTGCCTTCACGCTGTAGTCATGAATGGCCGCGCCCTGCACGGTCACGCGGTCCGCTACGGGCCGCACGCTTTCGGCGTTCAGCGCAGTGTTCACTGTAGCCAGCAAATCCGCCGGCGCTTCGCCGTTGCCTTCGCGGCTCAGGACGGTTATCAGCACGCTGGCCGGTGACGGGCTGGTTGCCGACACGTCCTGGACGCGGCCGTCCGCGCTCTTTGCGTGAAACTCATAGGCCGCCGTCGGCCCGGCCACGCTCAACCCCTCAAACGCCTCCGGCACGCGCACGCGCAGGGCATCGTCGGTTTCCATCACGGCATCGACCGGCGGCACCGCGTCAGGGTCAGCCGGGGTCACGGTCAGGCGCTGCACGTTATGATTTGCGGCCAGCTGGTCCAGATCGCTGCCGAGCGCGTACGCCACCATGACCGCCTGCGCCGCCTCGTTGATGCGCTGGCGCAGCAGGATTTCCCGGTAGGTGCTTTCCTGCAGCGTCTTCACCATCGGATCGGACTCCAGTGCCAGCACGCGGCGCACCGCCGCCTGCTCCTCCGTCGGGTAGAGCGCGATCAGCGCCTCTTTGCGCTCGGTCAGCAGGGTTTCAAAGTCCGGCACCTCAATCACTTCAGGCGCGGGCAACTGGGAAAGGTCAATTACTGCCACTGTTCACCCCCGTTGAAACAGACATGGCAACCGGCGAGCCGTCATCCCGCTGGCCGGTCAGTTCAACTACCATTGAGCCGTCAAAGGCGCTGGTAATGTTGACGGTGTTCAGCCTGATGCGCGGCTCCCAGCGGCTGAGCGCGGTATACACCGCCGCCATCACCTGCAGGCGGATCACGTCGTTTTGTGGCTGGTCAATCAGCACCGACAGCAGCGAGCCGTATTCCCGGCGCTGCAGTCGGCTGCCTTCCGGCGTCATCAGGATGTCGCGTACGCTCTGGCGGATATGGTCGATGTCGGTGATCGCCTCGCCGGTGTCGCGGTTCATGCCGAGATACATCATTGCGGACCTCCTGACATATCGGTGCCGGACTTCACGCCGCCGTGCTTATGGGTATGCACCACGACGCCGTTTGAACTCATGCCGCCGCCGCCCTGCGTCACCGCACCGTTCATCACGGTTTCGCTGTTGATCCGGGTCTGGTCGGCGTCCACGCCAAACTGCTCAGTGATGAGCTGAATCCCGTCGGCCGCCTCTATGCGCACGCTTTTGATGTTCTTTATCAGCAGTTGGCCGGTTTCCGGCTCGTACTGAAACCAGCCGCCGTCCTGAAACACGGTTGTCGCGCCGTTTTCTGAGTAGTCCGGCGGCGGAAAAGCGTCGGAATAGATGGCGGGCAGCGCAAACGCGGTTTCGAGGTTGCCGCCCAGGCTCAGCAGCACAACCTGCTCGCCGACGGTCGGTTTCCACCATGTGCGGGTGCTGCCGGCGCGCGTGGTGAGCCAGTTAATCCAGTTGGTTTCGATGTCTCCCGTTTTCACCCGGCACAGCCAGTTCACCGGGTCCACCTCGGACACGGTGCCGGTGCGGATCAGGTTGGTGATAAGGCGCATGATTTCGGTCAGTTGAGTATTCATACAAATAGATTGACAGGAGCTTACACCGAAGGGTAGATATTCAGCTTTGTGCCACTAACTACACAATGGATGAAGTAATGAAGAATGAAAATTTAACTTTAAGTCCGACATTAGAACCTGAAATAAAACTTTGGCGCTATATGTCACTAGATAAATTCATTGATATATTAGCGACTCGCGAGCTGTTTTTTACTCCCCTTGCATTTTATAGCAAAACTGATCCATTTGAAGGGCTAATACCAAAGGTAGCAATGGATGCTATTGCTGGAGTAATTCAAAAGTCAGCAGAAATGATAAAGTCAGTATCCTCTCAAACTACTCAGTTTATAAACGAGAGAAAAGCTGCGGGAATCCTGATTGACCCGGCTGTTTTGGAAAGGCATAAAGATTTACTCCAAAAAGAGGAGCAGCATATGCCTCTTATGGAAAAAACATACTTCAAGATTATGCAGTCAGTGACGGTCAATTGCTGGCATATGAATGAATTTGAGTCAGAAGGCATGTGGCGACTTTACTCAGATACAAACAAAGGGGTTGCTATTCAAACGAACGTTTCGAGACTCCTGAATAGCATTTCAACTGAAGAACACATGCTAGTTAGCGAAGTGAAATATCTAGATTTTCATGACCAAAACTTGAAGCCTGCTGATTGCGTTCACAATGGGCATTTAGTCCCTTTTTTAAAAAGAAAGGCATTTGCGCATGAGAATGAGGTTAGACTTGCCATTACCCCTGAGTTTGATTTAGAAAGGATTGATAGCTTTACACCACAAGGAATTAGAATAAGCATTGATCCCTTAAAGTTGATCGAAAAAGTATATATTTCTCCCTATGCTTCGCAACCTTATCCAAATTCAGTAACCTCAATAGCCGAAAAGTTTGGGATAGATGAAGATAAGATTATCAAATCGAAACTCTTAACTGTAGATGATTCTTTGACTAAGCTTTTTTGAGAGTGCATTTAAGTTAAAAAAGCTATTAGTACGCTCTGTATTTTAGCTTTAATGTCATCATTTAGTCCCAGCAGAGGGCGCTCAGCGTATTTCACTGTCAAGCCACGGCGGTTTACCCGGTCGCGCAGGCCGTAGTGATGCACGCGGGCCAGCTTCTGCACGGCAGGCGCAAAGGCTACTTCGGCCTGATCGGCGCTGGCCTGCGC